GGCGCATGGGTCGCCAACCTGGCGGCGGACGAGCATACCAACGAGCATACTACTTCCAAGCTCCAGAAGCACAACGCAAGTATTGGGGCATCAAGCAACAGATACGTTTCCGTAAGGCGTTTCCTTTGTCCGAATATTCCTACGTACCTATGCAACGAGGAAGCCCCCATTCCTTGAATATATTTGGAGCTACAAAAAAATCCGCTAACCCTGACCAACGTGCAAACCGTGCAACGTTTTTCATGTCAGGACGAGGACGCTATCTAGGAGGAAAGGGCCTCTATCGAGGAAGAGGAGGGTTCTTCGGTCGAGCACTAGGCAGCTTGATCGGTCAAGGTGATCTTGGAGACAAACTGGGCGACGCCGTTTGGAATGCTGGAAAATCGTTCGTGCCTGAACCCTATCGCAACGTCGCAGATTCAGTATTCTCCGTAACGGATAAACTGTCAGGAAAAGGACGCTACATGCGTGGACGTGGAGCGTACGGAGTCAACAATCTCGTCACAGACGGTGGAGCTACAGCCACTTCCGTCGTACCCCAATTCAACCCAACGGACCTGCACGAAATAACATATTCTAATCGAGAATATGTACGCGATATCTACGCACCTTCCGCATCTAAGCCATTCCATGTGGAATCATGGTTCCTAAACCCTGGATTGGTCGAAGCATTTCCTTGGTTGTCACAACTTGCAATTAACTTCGAAGAATACGAACTCATCCAATTGTGCTACACATACAAATCTACGGTGGCTGATTTCGCAAGTGCCTCAGGACAAGTCGGCCAAATTGTCATGACAACACAATACAACCCTAACAGCGACCCGTTCGCCGATAAAGAGGAAATGATGCTATACGAAGGTGGAATGTCGTGCAAAACAACCGAATCCTTAATTCACGGAGTGGAATGCGATCCAGCTAAAATCACAGGAGCTCCCGCTAAGTTCGTAAGGGCTGGTTCGCTGCCACCTACAGAGGATCTCAAAAACTATGACTTGGGAAAAACTTCCATCGCAGTGCTCAACGCTCCATCCACATATGCTGGCCAGCAGCTTGGAGAACTTTGGGTGTCTTACACGGTCAAACTCCGCAAACCAAAATTCGCTGCTGGAAATGCATACAATGTCAGACGCGACTTCTTCCAAATTCCACAAGCGACAATGGATGCAAACAGTTTGCTACCAGGCACCACTCAAGTCATTTCAGACGCGAGAAACAGTCTCAATTCAGTGATGACTTTGATAACTCAAAGCACTCTAACAGGCAATTTCATACCGACTGGCGCTGGCAGTGACCTGCTCCTTGCTGAGACACCTACTCAACTAAGTGCAGCATTTCGCGAAACTTTCCGAATCACCTTGCCACCAAGCTACACCGGTTGCTTACGCATACGAGTCATGGCAAACAAAATGGGCGGAGTTATAGACCCAAGCCCTCAGATTGTGCCGGTAAGCTTGTCTCCAAACACAATCTTTCGATTCAAGGACATTCCGTTAAAATACAGAATGATTGCAACTGGTGGAGGTGGAATAACCACGGCTACACAAGATAATTGGAGCCACATTATCTGCACTCAAGCCGATCAAATTTATGCATCAGCAAATGTCACACAGGGAGATGTCGAACTCCATGTGAGGGTTCAGCCTTCAGCAAGCGGAGTTCCAAACTCCATTGCTTTTGCAATTGCAAATTCGGCTACTAACACCATTGCTGTACCAACAATTGAGATTACTCAATACAATACGTTCTTGAGCGTGCAAGACAACGGCACACATGATCAACTCTCATTGATCACTGCTTCAGGAAACACCTTCATCTATGCATGATTTCGTCTTAACTCTACCGCTTTAAACCCTCAAACCTAAAACCTAAACACTGACATAATAAATTTATTGCACTAATCGGCTTCTTCCGCTACCAAACTGCCATCTCCTCTGGTGTAAGGCACCAATCGGAAATCCACGACAACGAATCGTCGCAAGATAGCGTCGGTGAGGGTGGGGTCGTGGGCAAAACATTGCTCAACACTGTAGTTCGTGGTGACGACAATTTTCTTGGGGCGCTGCAACGGCAAACTTGACCCCTTGATTTCCATCTTGAAAGGATATCTATCAGCCCAAATCTTGAGATAATGGCCAAGGAATTTGCCACTTCCGAGTTCCCACTCATCGATGATGACAACTTCTTCTCCGCAATATCCGTCCCACCAATGATTGACTGCCTTGATATAGGCGTTAGGAAACAAATCGCGAGCCTTGCGGGACTTGCCAGTGCCTGGCGGGCCCCAGTACCATAAATTCTCCAACTCTCCGCTAACCTCCGGTTGGGACAACAGAGTCTCTTGATGAATCTTCCTCAAACTTGAAAAATATTGTATTTGAATGTGTGCATCAATCTCGTCAAACTTGCCTCGTTTCGCAGCAACAAGCGCATCAATCCATTTCTGCTTTGTGGCATTGCCTCCTTTACTGGCGGCCGATTCGGGCCTACGCATTCATTACATTAATTCACATTGCTTAAAACATCATCACACATAATATTCATGCGTTTATGAGGCGGATCATCCGCCTCATCGGCAAACTCGTCGCTGTGTTCACCATCCCACAATTCGATCACAGCATAATCAGGATATTCCACGTACAATTCGCCAAACTCCTTGAAATCACCATCCTTCTTGCAATAATCAGCGGCTTGTACGGGCGTCGAATAGACACTCTGAGGTTCCCAATGCGCCCTTCCAGCCGTAACAGAATGCTTCTTGATCTGGGTCAAACGGAGTTTCTGCTTGAAAACGACATATCCTTGAATGTGAGGCGTTCCGCTCTCAGCAATCTCATTGCCTAGAACAGCATACTCGTAAGGAGGTAGCCACAGACCACCTTGATCACCAAGGCTGGGATTGTTGACAGTAAAAACCCAATGTTTTTTAGGAGACTGGCGAGTCACAGTCGTTGAGTCACTAGCTGAAGCCATTGTTTTCGCACGCCAGATGACTCGCTGAGCACCCTGCATATATAGATCTTCACAAGGAAGCAGGGTTGAGGGTTGATAAAGATTCGGGTAACTTTCAAAAAAAAGGTGTTTAAAAACTCTATGTTTTTTTCAATACCCCTAACACGGAAAATAATTTTCCGATGACAACCCCTAACTACAATATTTTCCGGAACCGAGACCCCTAAAAATCAAAAAAAACACACACATCCACACAGAGGATCAGTTATGTTTTTTATTGTTTAGGTCCCATGGTCTCTACGTTTTCGGTGGTAATCACGACTCACGAACGGGTCTCGGAATCGGGTTCACTGTGTCACCATACTCTGCAATCATGCCTCGCATATAATCATTCATCACTCCGGGACGGATCATCCACGCAACAGTAATTCGAAATTGGTTACGAGCCAACGGTTCGCGTTGAAGACGTCGCAAAAACGCCATAAAAAAGTTATGAAAATGCGTGTATCCACGACGCGGCCCAACTGACAACGCTCCCCGTAACGACATATGTTGCAACTCTCTCAGTAAACCATTAAATGGTCCTAGATAGTCCGTATAATAATATGGTTCAACACCTCGCTCACGCGATAACATGCGCATTCCCTGTAAAAACCTCCCTACAATAGGACCATACCTGTCCAAAGGCAAACGTATGACTCCAACACCCGGCTCTCGCACGTATGCACGACTGGCCCAAAACGGACCATTTCGAGATGGCATCATAGAATCCCACTGCATTCTATATTCTCAATCGCCGGGGACGAAACAATGCCTGGACAAATGCTGCTATCGCAGACACACACATGTATGTGGGACTATCAGGTTCGTCAAACTCACCTATAGCGGTGCTCGCTTCGCTCGCAGGGCTAGGGCTCCCGTTGTTCGCCTGCCGTTGCATTAGATAAAAAAAGGCTAGTCACCGTCACAAGTCCTTTATATCTGGGCCTTGGTTCCGGTTCCATAGCCTACCCCGGGTAATACTGTCGGGGTAGGCTGGAACCACTTTTTTTTTGACCTTAACAAGATATCCGAACATGCGA